ATCCACTGTGCAGCAAGGTGTTTCGCTTAATGGCGGCGCGTGCAGAGCTAATCATGTCCTGGTGGTAACCACGTCTAGTGGTGTGTCTGCTGGTGCGGTGCAATTACTGGGCAGCCTTGATGGGGTGAACTGGTACGACCTTGGGTCGCCTGTTTCTACTTCGGCGGAGAGTGCGACAACTGCTGTGCTGGTTGCTAACTCACCAGCGCAGTATCTTTGTGCAGCCATCACCACGGCGATCACGGGTGGCACCGTGACGGCCTTCGTGGCCAGCGCATAAAACGAAAGGTGTTGATATGGGCGACAATTTGATACTCCTGATCGAGGTGGGCATCATTGCCGCCTGCCAGCTCGTGCAGCTGATCCGGTCGTTGTGACTGAACGCAAGCCTGCGAAAAAGGCTGCACCAGCGAAAAAGGCGGCACCGGCGAAACGAACAGGCCTGGAACGCACCACCGTCAAAAAGGCTGTGCCGCAAGCGGATGCACGGCAACGTATTTTGAGGCCGGGTAATGAAGTCCACAACAGGAAAGTCAGGGGCACGAAACCGGTTGGGGCACAGCCGGTACCGGACGATCCGATGCTTAAGAAAAAGGTCCGGTTCAAGCGCCACAAGATGACTGATGGTCAAGGTGTCGTGACCGAAGTGAGAACCGCTGGCACCACCAAAATGTTCATGGTGCGCGGACCCATGAACACGCTGTACGGATTTCGTGAGTCTGATTTGAAAGTCGTTGACTGATGGCACTGTTCGGACGTAAAAAGACGAAGCTCACTGTAGACGAGTGGCGCTCTTTCGAGGAGGAGCAGCGCTCGATAACGTCGATTCCCGGCTACTGGCCCGAGATTGGCTCTAGCGGACAGGCTGTCGCATCGGTAAGTCGCGCGCTGTCTTTAGCGCCGGTTGTCGCTGCTGCCAGGTTGATTGCGGACATGGTTGCGTCGTTGCCGCCCGTGCTTTACACCCGTGACAAGCGCGGGATTCCACGACGCCAGCCAACGCCGTCACTGTTCGCACAGCCGAGTATCCATGGGACGCTTTACGATTGGCTGTTTCGGGCTGCGTTTTCGATGGCGGTTCAGGGTGACGCTATCGGCTTGGTGACGGCACGTGACTACTACGGTTTGCCGACAATGATCGAATGGCTTAACCCTGAGCAGGTCGCCACGCAGGATGGAAAGCTTTACGGCCCAGGCAGTTACATGAATCCGCAGTGGTGGTGGTGGGGTCGTCCGATCAACCCGAGGGAACTTGTACACATCCCATGGTTCACCATGCCGTGGCGGGTGCGCGGCCTGAGTCCTATTGGCTGTTACCAGCTTTGGACGAACATCGGGATTGGTGCGTCGGAGTTTTCTGCGAACTGGTTCGGTCAAGGTGGTGTTCCCCCAGGCGTTTTCAAAAACGCGGAGCGGGTGATCGACCACAAAGACGCCGACAAGTTGACTGCCCGTTTGACGGCGCGGTTACAGTCACGGCAACCGTTGGTGATCGGTCGGGACTGGGATTACACGGCGGTAGCCATCAAGCCAAACGAAGCCCAATTCATCGAGACAATGCAACTGACCGCGACCAACATCGCGGTGATTTACGGGTTGCCGCCCGAAAAGATCGGTGGCGCAACAGGAGCGCCGTTGACGTACAACACGGTTGAACTGAACAACATTGACTTGCTTACTCATTCGCTGCGGCCCTGGCTGGTGCGTTTCGAGCACGCGTTGACGCGGTGCTTCCCGAAAGGTTACTTCGTGAAATTCGACGTGACCGAGATGCTGCGTGTCGATGCCTACACCCAAGCCCAAATCGACGCTCTCTCTTTGGGTTTCCAGCAGCGTGGCTGGATGGATCAAGACGAGGTTCGTGCACGTCGCGACCTGCCACCGTTGCCGAAACCCGAAGTGCCACAGCCGGTTCCGGCAGTGAACGGCAAGGATTCTGGTCTGATACTGCCGAACAGTTCGCCGACCACTGGTGCGCCGCCGAAGCCACCGCCGAACATCCCGCCGAACACGTCGAGCGAGCATGGTCAGGTGTCGAACGTCAACCAGTTGTTGGCCGATACGCCGAAGCGCGGCGGTGTTCACGGTCGTCAGGCGTTGGTGCAGATTATGGCTATGCGAGGACACGATCCGGTGGGACGGGTCAATGGCCACGGTCCGTATATGCGCGAACGTGTTTAAGTACCAATAGGTTTCAGCGGCATTGGATGCTTGCTGTTTGAAAAGAAAGGAAAACAACATCATGGCATCAGATGCGCCGTGGAGCAATTTTTCACCCAGCGATTACAGTCCGCAGCAGTGGGCGCGAGCGTGCCTTATCGACACTGAGGATGGCGACAAAGATTCGAAAGACCGGTACAAGTTGCCGGTGCGCGAGCCGTCAGGTGCGGTGAACCGCAACGGTGTTCACGCCGCCGCTGCGCGGTTCGGTCAGTTGCAGGGTGTCCCGCCCGAGAAGCGTGCGGCAGCGGCGAAAAAGCTGATCACGTTGTACCGCAGTGATCTTGGTGAGACCCCGCCTGACAGCTTGATGAACCATGCTGGTGAAGGCGATGGCGAACGTTCCGCACCGGAAGTTGAGCGGTTGTGGACGAGCAACTGGCAGGGCTACAAAAACGGTTCGCCGCTTGAGGTTCGGAGTGCGACGAACGGAAACAGTAAGGGGCCTCGCATCATTGGCGGCTACGCGGCAGTGTTCAACACGCGGTCGATGCCGTTGCAGAACTTTGTGGAAATCGTTGAGCCGTCGTTCTTTAACCGTTCCCGGTCGGATGACTGGCCGGGTGTGGTGTGCCGGTTCGACCACAACAACATGATGCTGCTGGGCACGACAGCCAGTGGGACGCTTCGTCTTTCGCCAGACAACATCGGCCTGGACTACACGGTGGACCTCCCTGAGTGCCGTGGCGATGTGTACGAGTATGTGCAGCGTCGCGACGTTCGTAACTCCAGCTTTGCGTTCCAGGTTTACGACGACGATTTCACGTATGACGAGGGATACCCGGTGCGGCACTTGATTTCTGGGCGGTTGATTGACGTTGCGCCAGTAACGATTCCGGCTTATCCCGACGCGACTGTGGGGCTTCGACGCCTTGCGTCCCAAACTGGTGAACCAATCGAGGATGTTGTGAAACTCGCTGAGCATGGCGAGCTTCGGAGTCTGTTCGTCAGGACCGATAACCGTGGACCGGCCAGGCCATCGAAGGCTAAGAATGGTCGGCAGGCCCAGATGGAGATTCTGGCGATGCGGGCAAAAGACCCGGTTGGGTCCGAAAAGGGTTAGTTCACAGTAGTTTTCGCAGATCGACATAGGCAGACCTTAAACGTCGCCTACCCCGGTCTGTGGGCGTGGGTTGCCACGCATTTTTCACGGGAAAGTCGAGCTAGCAGCCGACATCTCAAATCCATTGAGAGAGAAAGGAACTCACATGCCTACTGCAACTGTGAGTAACCCTACGGTGAAGCGGCTGCAAGATCGGCGGCTCAACGTTTGGGAGCAAGCAAAATCTTTGGCGGACAGGACTGCTGAAGAGAACCGCAACATGAGCGGCGAGGAGGAGCGGCAGTGGAATGAGTGGACTGCTGAACTGAATTCGCTCGACAGCAGGATTCAGGACATCCTGAACGGTGAGAAGCGGGCACTTGACGCTGAGCGCCAGGTTGCCGTATTGGCGGGCCAGCCACTTGATCCCGGTGCACCGGATGGCGGTGCAGGGCCGCTGCAGAAGACAGCGGAGCAGGAGGCGTCGGAGCTGCGCCGGTTCTTGACCGGCGAAATCCGTTCCTACGAGCTGCGTTTGCCGACCGCGATTGAGCGACGCACGTTGCTGGACAACAGCGCGCCGTTGCCCACGTCGTTTGTTGGGCAGCTGTACCGCTACCTGGTCGACACGTCCAGCATCCGGCAGACCAACCCGACGGTTTACTCCACGTCCAGTGGTGAAAACCTTGTTGTGCCACGGTCAACCGCTGAAGGTGCGGCTGCGTGGACCGGGGAGGGTCAGCCGTTGTCGGGTAGCGACCCGACATTCTCCAGTGTCACGCTCGGTGCTCACAAGGTTGCCAAGCTGATTCAGGTCAGCTCGGAACTGTTGGCAGACACCGGGTTTGACGTTGTTGGGTTCATGGCTGAGCACGCGGGCCGTAACCTCGGCATCGCGGTCGATGCGGCATATGTAGGTGGTACCGGTACCAACCAGCCCACTGGGTTTTTGATCCATGCGGTATCGGCGTTGACCGCTGCGACCGGAACCGGTTCCACCACAACGCTTCCCACCGCTGGGAACGTTGTGGGCGCCGACGTTTTGATCGAGCTATATCACAGCGTCATCCCGCAGTATCGTCCACGGTCGTCGTACGTCATGAACGATTCAACGATCAAACAGGTTCGG